CCGGGGCCGGGGCTGGCTCGGTTGTCTCGGGCTGGGCCTGTTCAATGACCGGGGCGGCTACTTCGGGAGCGGGGGCCTGCTCGGCCGCAATCGCCGCCAAGTCTGCCATGAGGTTTCCGGGCGCACCCGTAAAGACAGGCGCAACCTGAACGGCAGGCGTCGGCGGCGCGGACAAGTCTAGCGTCACAGTCTCAGGACCATCGCTCATGTGTTTCTCCTGGGTTATCCTTTCGGAGCCCGTTGTTCGCGTCTATTCCCTGCCCGTTCGGGTTGAGGGTTTCATCTCGTCTAAGATGGTGTCGCGGAAATCAATAAGGGCCTTGCGGCGGGCGGCAAGACGAATAGCCCCCTTGCCAGTCAGCTTGTCGGGCTCGTCCATGAGGTTGATAAGCCTCTCCTGGGCGTCCTCGATGTGACCGTCCAGAACAGCACGAATGTACAACCCCCCCGGGGAGTTCCAAGCGTTAGAAATCTGCTGCTGTTTCTCGGTCACTTGGCTTCCTTGGCTTCCATCGCGGCACCCTTGTCGGCCTTCTTGGCAAGTTCCTGCTGCTGATGCTGGGACACCATCTGCTCGGCCATCTGGCCCGCCATCATTTGAGCCTTTGAGGTAATCTGGATCGCGTCGGCTTCGGGCAGGATGAAAGACGACTCATCCTCGCCAGTTCCGGCGATGGCAACTTTCGCCCCGCCCAAACGGTTAAACCACGGCTCCATGCCGTACTGCTGATCGAGGCCAGCGATCATCGCCTGACGCCTCGGCTTGTTCTCGGTTTCAAAGACGCCCTTGGGGATGAGCGCGAAGTTCTGGGCCACCTGCTCAGGGGTCATAAGGACAAGCTGAGAGGCTTTCTCAGGCCCCAGGACCATCGCGTAGTCCTCGGGGTTGTAGTTCTGGTAGATGAGCGACCAAATGCGGTGACTCATGCGCTTCTGGAAGCCCGCCTCGGAAAGCTGGCCGAGGAAGGACATCTTGTCCCCGGTGACGGACTGCTGCATTTCAAGACCGCCCAAAGTGCGGTTGCCGTCGTTCTCGGCGTTGGCCCCGGAGAGTGTCGCGCGGGTAATGGACGTGCGCTCCTGCAAGATGCGCTCCCACTCCTGCGGCTCGACAAAGGACGCTTTCTCCGGGCCGCCCATGTCGATGCGCTGGAACGCCTTACCTACATCGTCAAGATTTCCACCGACAGGGGCCTTTAGCCGGATGATGTTGCGGTCCTCGTCTAAGTCCTTGGTATCGACGAGGGCTTTTTCCAAGACCGCAAACCGCTGGCGCAGGCCGATGGACCCGGCATCCAAACGCTGGTTGACAGTCTCCGAGGCGACCAACTGGGCATCCTTCGCCATTTCCGGCACGCCGCAGCCGTAGAACCGCCCGGCGACGGGGTAGTAGTCGTCCTTCTCGATGTCGGGCTCGCCGTCGTATGTGTCCGAGACAGCCGCAGAGATAACCGCAACGTCCTTCTTAATGCGGACGCGGGCGGGAATCAACTTCTCGGGGTCGTCGATGGGCTGGCCGTCGATTAGGACCCACTTCTTAGGTAGCCGGGCCTGAATCTCGTAGCACTCGATGTTTCGCCCGTAGTCCGTGCGCTCGACGCGGAAATCAGAAATGTTCCGCTCGGCCTCGATCTGCTTCTTATCCTCGGGCGTCTGCTCATCCGAGTCCCGGCCCTTCAACTGCTCAAGGGACTCCGCGAGGTAGTAGCCAGCCTCAACGCCCTCGACGACTTCGCCGTAGGTCGTGTTATAGCGATGCGCTATAGGATGGCCCTTGATCTGTAGTGCCTTGGGGTCAGGGAAGATGTCCCAAATCGAGATGGGCTCAAGGCGCACGCCCCGGTACACCACGACCTGTTGCAACTCCTCTTTGTAGCCGATGATCTGCTGCTGGCCCGACATCGCGGCCATCATCGAAGCGGGGTTGTTGGGGTCAAGCGGGGCGTACTGGGGGACCTTCACCATGCGCTCGGCATACTCAGTCTCAAAGCGGGCACGCATGAAACCTGAGCCGTAAGTAACCCGGTCCTGGTTCTGACCGTTGCGGGCAATGGGGTACTCGGCCTTCTCGCGCTCAGCCAGTACGAGGTCGCGGATAAGCTGGCCCTGATCGACAGGCGGCGGCATCCCCGGCATGGCCTGCTGTGGCTGGAAGGAGGAGCCGGGCTTGGCCTTGTATTCGAGGGCAGGCTTGGCCGAGAACTCGGTCTGGAACAGCTTAGCCTGGGCGTTCTCGGCCTGGGCCGCCGTGACGGGCCAAACGGCCTTAGACTGCCAGCCAGCCTTCTTCTTCGCTATCTCCGGGTCGTATATCGCGTCACGGTTGCGCTGGTAGGTGATCCAGTCCGGCTCGAAAGAGGCTTTACGCCACGACGCCGAGGTGTCAACGAACTTGGACGCCCAATCCAAAAGCTCCTTGAGCATGGCGGCACGGTCCAAGACAACCTCTTGGGGCATGACTTCCGGCTCGATAGCTTCGTCTAGCACTCGGAGTCCTCGGGGCCAACGCCAGGGCCGCGATGCTCTGCCCGAAAAATAGAGGCGGCCTCGGCGTCAATTCGGCGGGCAATCTCGCGCATCGCTACCAGCGGGTGTCCGACGTACTGCGGAGTACGCTTCGCCACTACCGGGTTCTCCGCTAGGCGGTTCATCATTTCGCCAAGAGTCTCACGCATTTAGCGGCTCCTTGCTTTTCATCGACATTCCCCAGGTGCAGCGAAGCAGGCTCAGGTGACGGATGATCTTGATTGTGGACGGGTCCGGCGTAAGGCCGCGCTCGGCTATCGGCCTAGATACCCCGATGCGGAGATAGCGGAAGAAAGCGAGCCCCGGACGCTCCGGGCCTTCGTTCGATCGCCCCACCCAACAGGCCCTTGGGTAGATGGCGGCAGAGGTCATTGATACTCCGCGAGTCGGCGCATAAGTGGTCCCTGCTGATCCTTCGGGATGAGTTCAGCCGCGAGCTTCACACAATGGCCCGACATGCGGCCATGCGGCGGGTAGCCGACGGCCCGCATCTTCGAGTGAAGGCCGAGCTTCTTATACCCGGCGTTATGGGAAATCTCATACCCCATGTAGTCGGCCCAATCGACGGAGTTTGCACGTAGAAACCTGTCGATTTCATCCCACGCCATCATCGAGGCTGCGTATGAGAAATTGGAGGCGATGTGGATTGCCTCAGTCGTCCTGGCGTTGTCGTGGAGCTTCGCGGGCTCATACAGCACCCCGGCGAAGATGTGGGCGAGGTCAGCCGCGCGGGGGCCGCCGATGTGCTTTGTGCCCCACAAAAGCCACTCCGTCAGGTTCGGATGCAGGCCGCGAGTCGTGCTGTGAACCGCGTTGATAGGGTCAAGCCGGACCGTCGAGCCCACCGGAACCGTCGTCATGACGTTGATGAGGTCGGGCTTATACTTGTCGATGACCTTGCGTACGACGGACTCGAAATCAAACTGGTATCGGATGCAAACATGGAGAACGTCAACCCGGCTGGGAATGTCCTTGTCGCGCTTCGAGGGCACCACGTCGAGGCGGTAGGTAGCGGGGTAGTGGGGCTTGAGCAAGTCGTAGTACGCCTGCCCGATTTCACCCAGGCCCATCACCAGATGCGCGGTCCCGTCGGGCATTTCGTACTTCACCTCACCCCCCGCAGGAACAGCGCGATAGCCCCGTAGACCACGCCAACACCGGCAAGGAGCCCGGCCATGTAGGCGATGGTCACGAGCGCACCCCGTAGAACGCACCCGAGGAGGGCACCCAGGAGCTAGGCTCCTCGACTCGGGGATTACTCATTAGGGCGTACCTAGCGAGGTCCGCGAAATCCTTGTACGGCTCAGTCGGCTTGGCGGTCTTGGGGTCACGGCCCCAGCGCTCGAAGCTCGCAATCAGGTTCTTGCACTTGGGGCTGATGCGGAGTTTGGGACCGCTGAGCGCGTCGATCTTGCCGTCCTTGTCGCGCTTGAAGGCCAGGTACTCTTTGACCTTGAGGATTCCGGTTTCGACTTCCTCGGCGGTGTTGTAGGAGTCCTGAAAATCTAGCCCCGCCTCCCCGAACTCCTGCCTAAGCGTCATCCCGCCCAGAGTGCGCCGAACATTGCCGAAATGGCGGTCAAGGATGCGCGTAGTGATTTGCCGCCCGTTCTCTCGGGCACGGATCAAATCGGCATAGTCCTTGACCGTAAGATTTGAGTCCTTGGCTCCCTCAAAGGCGAACTCGGGCCACTCGTCGTAGAAGTGAACAACCCCGGCACGGTCAACATACCACCACGCCAGGGCCAAAGGTTTTCCAATCGCCGGATCGCACACCATCCCAAGCGATACGTCAGCCTTGGGAGGCTCAAAGGGCTCCGGGGCCACATGGACGGACCTGTCAAAGCCCTTGAAGATGCGCCCGCTCAGCGACAGGGGCTTGCCCGAGAAACGGGCCTCGCGCTCGTCAGGGTCGAATTGGTCGAGGATTTGGACAATGCGCTCATGCTCAAGGTTCCCGTTTACCCCATGCTGGATGCAGTTCTCGCAGGAGTTGCCGTACCTGACCCGGATCGCCTTACCGTCAGCCTTGCCAAAGATGCCGTCTACCACCCAGGGGTTCTTGTGCAGGCTAGTCGCGGCCATGAACAACAGTCCACCGGCGCGGGAGCGGGCTACGGCCTCTTTGAACAGGTCCTCGGGCGGGGGTTCATTGAAGAACTGTAGGCCGATATTTGGGCCAGCGGCCTCGGCGGCCTCGCGTTCGTAGCTGAACAAGTCGAGGACCCAGCCTGTGTCCGTGGTAAACACCGAGGGATAGCCATAGCCGCCCTTGCTGGCGGTGTAGCGGCCCTTCGGCAGCAGGCGGGCCAAGGCGGTCTGCAAGGACCCGATCTGCTCAAGCTCAGCCGGGGTCGAGTAGATGCGGGCTCGCTTGGGGTGCTTCCAGTCCATGAACGGCGTCTTGGCAAAGCAGGCCGGGGCCATGCCGGGAAACAGGGCGGCGGTTAGGATGGCCGCGATCAACTCGGATTTCCCCCAACCGTTACCGGCTCCCGAAGTCCCAAGGAACAGGCCCGGAGGCACGATAACCTCGTCGATGAAGGCTTGCTGGCCGCCATGAGGCTGGAAGAACCTAATCGGCTCATATTCAGCCGTCCACCTGACCTTCGCTATCCATTTGGCCGCCTTTAGCCGCTCGCTCTCCGAGAAGGTCGGCAACCTCTCCTGCAAGGTCCTCAACCGAGCTTCCAGCGGGGCCGGTAATCTCTGCATCTAGGACTTCGAAGGCAACCGACTTACCAAAGCCGCGCTCATTGATTTCTTTGAGGGCGGCAAGTGAAGCAGCGGAGTTTGTGCTTTTGAGCCAGTAGACGAGCCGGTCAATCCCGAGCGTGTCGGCAATCTCACGGCACCGACGCTCAAACCGCTTCTGCTCATCGGACTTCTTTGGG